AGTTATCCAGGCAGTCCCATTGAAGCTTTAGCTGATATGATGGCCGGAAAATATATAAAAATATACGGTAAAAAGCACCCAGAAATATTTCAATAATTAGGATATATTATGTCAGTTGGAATACAAATAACAGGGGTAACATTTAGCGGTGGTTTAATTATTGAAAACGGCACCGGGGGTGTCGGATCTCTACGGTTCAACCCCGCAAATTCCGGGGCTACATTATTATTCACTAATAGTAATGCCACTGTTACTGGTGCCGGGACAAATCTTCAAGAGTCTGCTATAACAAACATAGCTATAAATGCTGGTGACAAAGTATGGTTCAGTGTACTTGCTAACATTGTAGGAGGACCTGCATATACCACTATTGGTATAGCCAAAGCTGTATGGTCAAGTGGTGTATTCGTTGGTCAAGATACTACAGCACAAGGCTACTCCGGTGATGGTAATGCATACTATAATTCAAATCCCTTTGATAGTGGTCTACCAACTTTTGGTAATGGTGACGTAATAGATGTAGCGGTGTACTTTGTGTCTAGTGTGCCTCAAATGTGGCTGAGAGTAAATGGTGGCTATTGGAACAATGTTAATACCGCTAACCCAGCTACCAACACTGGAGGTATTAGTGGAGGATATACTGTAACAGGTGAACCTATTTACGTTGCAGTAGGACCAAATGATGCTGATCAGTTTACCTTACGCACAACAGCCACATACACTTCACCGGCTGGTTTTACTTTCTTAGGAGCTTAATGATTATCAAACGCCCTGCTAATAGCAGAGGGCATATAGTTAGGTCCTTTATTGATACATATCGGACTTTTAGCTTCCCTTCTTATTACGATGCTCGCTATATGAACTTTGGCGATCTTCAAACAATCAACGATGATCGGGTACAACATGCTTGGCAAGTACCGTGGCATGAACATAAAAACATGGAAATATTTGGCTATGTAGTTGAGGGTTCTAGTCATCACGTAGATAGTTTAGGAAATACTGTAGAAGTTCCAGCAGGTGCGGTACAAAGAATGAGTGCCGGTAAAAGTATTTGGCATACTGAAGGTAATACAAATAATACTCCAAATCGTTATCTACAACTTTGGATCAGACCAAATGAACAGGATACTATCCCTACACATGATTGGCATCAGTTTACCAGAGAAGATAAACTAAACAACTTCTGTAATATCACTGAAAAGTTACCCATTAAACAAGATGCTAGGTTATTAGCCGGAATCTTTACAGAAAATTATTCTTATATGATTGATAGCCATAGAAAATATTATCTATATGTTGTTACCGGTACAGCTAGAGTAAATGATTTAGATTTTATCGAAGGTGATGGGTTAAGTTTTATAGGTGAATCTACTATCACTATAACTAACCCAAATGAATCAGAAATAATTTTGTTTGACTTAAAAGGTTAATTTAACCATAATTACGCAAACTCATTGACTTCTTAGCGAAATAGTGTATAATAACTACTTCACTAGGAGAACATATGAGTTCACGCACTTTTACCATAGAGCAAAAAAATAAACTTACTCAATTGATCAATGAGGGTATGACTGTTATGCATGAGATTGATACCCTACAAGGTGGATTGGGTGATACAATCAAAGCCGTAGCAGAAGAACTAGAAGTTAAACCAAGCGTACTTAAGAAAGCTATTAGGGTCGCACATAAGGCCTCATTAACCCAAACTAATGCCGAAAATGAAGAACTAAACTCTATTTTAGAAACGGTTGGGAAAACGATTTAATGAGTTATGTAGATGCTATACATGCCAGAGATGAAGATCGCATCTACGTTGTAGAAAGGGATCCAAACGGAGTTCGTAGATATAATGAATTCCCCGCTAATTACGTCCTTTACTATGCTGATCAAAAAGGTAAATATCGTAGCATATACGGTGATCCAGTAAGCAGATTCTCTACGCGTAAACGCACAGAATTTGAGAAGGAACGCCGTATCCATACTGGCAAGAAATTATTTGAGAGTGATATCAATGTGGTGTTTCGTTGCTTAAGCGAACACTATCTAAAGGTCGATGCTCCAAAGTTACATACTTGCTTTTTCGATATTGAGGTTGACTTTGACCCTGAACAAGGATTTAGTCCACCAAGCGATCCCTTCAATCCAGTCACCGCAATTAGTCTATATTTGGATTGGCTAGATCAACTGATTACTCTAGTAATCTCTCCCAAACATATGTCATCAGAAACTGCAAACGAAATAGTTAATCAGTTTGAAAACACTATATTGTTTGACAATGAAAAGGATATGTTTAATACCTTCTTTACGCTAATCGATGATGCTGATGTCCTTACTGGTTGGAATAGTGAAGGGTATGATATACCATACATGGTTAATCGTGTTACTAGAGTAATGAGTAAGGATGATACGCGTAAGTTTTGTCTTATGGGACAATTGCCAAAAACGAGAGCATATGAACGGTTTGGTAAAGAAGAAACCACATATGATCTAGTTGGGCGTATTCATATGGACTATATGCAACTGTATAAGAAATATAATTACGAAAGCCGACATAGCTATAGACTTGACTTTATTGGTGAGATGGAAGTAGGTGAGACAAAGACTCAATATGAAGGTACGTTGGATCAACTATACAATAACGACTTTAAAGAGTTTATTGTGTACAACCGGCAAGATACAATGCTGTTGTATAAGATTCATGCTAAATTAAAGTTCCTAGAACTAGCTAATCAGATAGCACATGAAAATACAGTATTGTTACCCACTGTTATGGGCAGTGTAGCGATGATTGAAATGGCAATTTTTAATGAAGCACACGAGCGTGGTTTAGTTATTCCAGATAAAATTAGAAAGGAACACAACGATGATGAACAACAAGCGGCAGGTGCCTACGTTGCAACGCCCAAAAGGGGATTACACGATTGGATCGGAGCGGTCGATATCAACTCGCTCTATCCCAGTACTATCCGGAGCCTTAATATGGCCGGAGAGACACTTGTTGGTCAAATCAGACAAACGCTAACTGATCAATATATGCGTGAGAAGTCTTTACGTCTATCCTCTGAAAAGAAACGACGTAAACATGATGACGACGGTGTCACTGGTAGTGTTCTATGGGAAGGATTGTTTAGCTGTTTAGAATATGATGCGGTAATGAACAAAGAACGAGGTACTATCCTCATACTTGATTATTCTGATGGTCAAAGTGTAGAAATGAGTGCGGCAGAAATATGGCAATTGATATTTGATAATAATAAGCCGTGGATGCTATCTGCAAATGGTACTATATTTACTTATGAGACTGAAGGGATAGTTCCGGGTTTGTTGTCTAGGTGGTATAGTGATCGACAAGAGATGCAGAGGAAACTTAAGGAAGCTACAACTCAAGAGGATAAAGAGTATTGGGATAAACGTCAGCTAGTTCGTAAAATTCTGCTTAATAGTGCGTATGGTGCATTGTTGAATGAACATTGCCGTTTCTATGATAAGCGTATTGGTCAAAGTGTTACACTTTGCGGTAGGCAAATTGTTAAACATATGATGAGCCAAATCAATGAATGTATCATAGGTGAATATGATCATAACGGTTCTTCTATTGTGTATGGTGATACGGATAGTTGTTATTTTACTGCATTCCCTGCACTCGCTACTGATATTGCTTCAGGTGCAGTAGAATGGAATAAAGAACTTTGTATCCAACTATATGATAGTATTGCTGTTCAGATTAATGAAAGTTTTCCTAATTTTATGGAACGTGCATTTCATGTTCCTAAAAAAAGAGGGGCAATCATTAAAGCAGGTAGAGAACTGATTGGTGATCGTAGTCTCTTTATCACTAAGAAACGATATGCTATTAACATTTTTGATAAGGAAGGTAAACGTAAAGATGTTAATGGTAAAACAGGCGATATAAAAGCTATGGGACTTGATCTTAAGCGGGCAGATACTCCCAAATATATACAAGAATTCTTGATGCAGATATTAGTTATGGTACTAGGTGGTAAACAACGTGAAGAAGTAATTGAGGTTATAAAAAGCTTTAAGCGTATATTATCCTCACAAGAAAGTTGGACAAAAGGTAGTCCACGCTCTGTTAATAAACTAACATCATACGGTGATAAAGAAGCTAATAGCAAGAAAGGTAGAGAGAATATGCCCGGACATGTCCGTGCTGCTCTTAACTGGAACTATCTCAGACGTATACACGGGGATAACTATAGTCAAAAGATTGTCGATGGTATGAAAATCATTGTATGTAAGTTACGGGCAAACGCTCTTGGGTTTACTAGTATAGCATATCCAACAGATGAAATGCGTTTACCTAAATGGTTTTGTGAGTTGCCATTTGATGATAATGCAATGGAATCAACCCTAGTTGACGAGAAAATTGAAAACTTATTAGGTGTACTAAATTGGGATTTACGTAGTAACATTGATACCAAATCAACTTTTGATCAGTTGTTTAGCTTTGGCTAAATTGGTGTTGACTTTCGTAATATATTCCATCATAATACACAATCGAATTATTTAAATACTTTAAAGGAAAAACATGAAAGACATTTTGCAAGATATCATTAGTCATACACTAGATTTAGGCGACATTGACTTAGTAAAGATTACAGGGACAGAAACATCATCTACAATTAATGCAGTTGCCGGTGATAAGAGTGTGATTGTTGTTGGTAAGGTTAAAAATCCGCATCCAGAATTTTTAGGTGTATTCGGTATGCCGAATCTTTCTAAACTAAAGACTATTCTTAGTTTAGATGATTATGATGAGACTTCTAAAATCTCAATGACTTATAAAGGTCAAACTGACGCAGATAAAGTTCCCGAAGCTATCCATTTTGAAACTAAGGGGAGTGACTTTATCAATGACTATCGATTGATGGCTAAGAGCCTAATCGAAGACCGTGTTAAAGATTTTATGTTTAACGGTAATGGGTGGAATATAGAATTTGTACCAAGTGTTGCTAGTACTCTACGTCTTAAAAAGCAGTCACAGGTACATAGCGAAGAAACGGTATTTAATACCAAAGTAGAGAATGGGAACTTAAACATATACTTTGGTGATCCGTCTACACACAACGGTAATTTTGTTTTCCAAAGCGGTGTTAAGGGAACTATCAAATCAAATTGGTACTGGCCTGTAAAAGAAGTAATTAATATTCTTAGTTTGCCGGGTGATAAGGTCTTTCGTATTTGTGATCAAGGTGCTCTTATGATTACAGTCGATAGCGGGCTAGCTACATATGAATACTTCTTCCCAGCACATCAAAAATGATAAACGTTATCAGTACCGGGTCTATTCTAATTTCACAAAGCCCGTCCTCTCCGTATATTGGTTCCAATACTGGAAATTCAGTCGTAGGACAAATGCGCTATCATAGCGGCAGAGTAGAAGTATATGACGGTAGTAGTTGGTTACCAATAAGCAGTAATGTTTATATTAACCTAAGTCCGGATGCTGAAGATGCTATTCAATGGGTTATGAAGAAAAAAGCAGAAGAATATCAACTTACAGAGTTAGCTGATAAATATCCAGCTATTAAAGACCTAAGAGAAAAGTTGGATGTAGTAATAGCATTAGTTAAAGAGGAAGAGAAAATATAGTATGACAGACCAAGTTAATCTTTCTGCCGCACATAAAGACGATTGGGCATTATTCTTGCCGGCCGTTAGTTCATTTTATATTGCCGGTTTAGGTAAACAACGTAATGGTGAACCCTATTTTGATTTAAATAGAATCCCCAAAGGGTTCAACGGTGATGTTGAAAAACTAAATTTCCTCAATAGTAAGGAAGGATTATACTATTACAAATGGGGATTGTATAGTGCGGGACATGCTAACTTAGATACAACTAAGGTTGACTTTAGTGAAAGTATTATCCGTGATCGTGAAGCCGGAACATTTATGTTAGGTGATAGCGGAGGATTCCAGATTCTTAAAGGACAATGGATAGCAGATTGGAAAGACCCCAACTGTCCACGTGCAATGGAAAGACGTAAAGCAGTATTAACT